CTTTGATTATCTTCATCAAGAGAATATTTTGACAGCCTGTCATATTTATTTGCTTGATATTCACAGTAATTTTTCTGTTGTTCGGCATCGTAAAGCTGTTCATTAATTCTTTGTTCCTGAGGTGTGATTTGATTTTCCGAGGTAGGTACGGTTGAATCGAACCTCTTTTCCTCTGCGGAATACTCGGGTCCTTTGGTGAGGTTATCCTGTGCCACCTCATCTTCTTCATTTTCTGTTTTGGGAGTTTCTTCTTTTGGTTCTTCCTCTGTATGCTCCTGCTCTGTCTGTGGCTGTTCTTTATCCTCTGTTTCGGCCTCTTCATCAAGAATATCTCCAAAATACGTTGAATGACTGTCCTGACAGTTCGGGTGATACAACCCTCTTTTTATGCATTCGGACATCAGCAAATAACCGCCTTTTTCGGCTTCCTCTGCCGTTCCTCCGCTCCACACATCATGAACAATTACTTTTCCGACAAAGGGGGAACATTTAGGACAGGCATTAACTCGTTTGTTAAGAATAACTGTATGTATACCCCACTGTTTACGCATTTCACCCTCTCCTTGGAGATAAGCTCGCTTGTTTGCCGTTCGTATTGCCATTTCTGCATAAGACTTGATATTTACACGTCTGCCGTTTTTGTACTCAATGCAGTTTATTCCTGCCGAAAGAAAATCCTTTGTTGCCATGTCAACAGCTTTTTCATAAGTTCCCGCCCCTGTGTTTGCGTACACCTGAGCATTGAAAATAATCTTTCGGTACTTATCATCTGTCATTCGCAAAACTGCATGTTCTGCTTTCTGCATATCGTTTTTAGTGGCTTTAATAAGCGTATCTAATTTACGGTTATTTGTCTTGAAAAATTCTCCTTGAATTACTCCTGTGTTTGTATGTGAAACTGGTGTCGGTGTAAGTCCTTTTTTGATCGCCTGCAATATTTTCTGCTCCTGAGCTGTTGAGGAGTCATTGTAAGTTTTTGTTAACATATTGTCAATCTTATCATTGATTGATGAAAATTTAGCTCCGAACTTTTGAGCCGCTTTTCTCTTGTATTCTTCAAGCGCCTGTATTTGCTCAGCCTGCCACTGCGTCCACTGGATCCCCTCGGTGATCTCTTCTACTTGGTGTCTTTTCAGGTTGCGTATCATTGAAGAAATAAGCTCGTCCTCAATCTTTTCAAATGCTGCTCCAATGTCATAATCAGCCATTTGTTACACCTCTGAGAATATCGGTTCGGATAAGCTTTCAACTCCCTTTTCCGACTTGATACGCTCTACTTCTGCAGCTTTCCATTCATCGTCTTTGGAACTGCCCCAAAGCTCCTCAACCTGAGTTTCAACCGACATAATGCCGTAACTTGAAGCTTTGCCTATGGTTTCAATTCTGCTGTCAAAATCAGGCGCTCCGTATTCTCCAAAAGAAACAGAAATTTCATATTCTCCCGGTTTTCCGTTTTGCATGATATCATACGTTTTAAGAACTGCCTTAATAAGTTCGGGCAATGCCTTTTCAAGAGCCGCTGTAATTGTATTTCGGGTATTTCCGGTAACGTCCTTTTTCTCTCTCTGAGCTTCTGCCGATGACATTTTTCCGACATCAATTCCAAGTGTTGCCGGAGATACAAGCCCCTGCAAACACATCAAAAGTGCATTTGTGTATGAACTAAAAAAAGCGTCATACTTGATATCAGGCTGTACAACTTCTATTTTTTGATTATCAACTCCCTCTGCCATTGGCGGAGCTATTGAAATATAATCATTACCAAATCTGTCGGGATTTACAAATGTTCCGTTTTCGGGATTTCTGGGAATAAAGCTTTCGGGAATATACTGTTTTACTCTGCCCATTCTGAGAGCGTCCCACCACTGAGAAATTACTTCGTCAAGCGCGTCAAAACAATCTGATCTGCCGCCGCTGAAAATAGATTTTCCTCTGCCTTCAAATTTTTTTGATACGAAAAATTTTAGCGGAACAGCCATTATATAATCTCCGTCAAACTCCGATACAGGCTCAATTCCTTTAAGCTGTTCAATAGTATCTATCGGGAATTCTTTACCGTTTTCATCGTAGAGAGTACTTATAATTCTGTTCTTTTCATAGCGTTCATTAAATACAAAATGCTTATTATTAACAGTATAATGTGTTTTAAAAACAACCCCTGTAATAATTCCTCTCGATTGTTCAAATTCCACATTATTAGCACCGACAAATTCAACAATCGGATAAGGGGATACTTCGGTATCAACAGATATTTTAAATGCGCCGTCACCGCAAACAAGTGTATCCACAATAGCATTGTTGACAAGATTTTTAAAATCAATTTTTTCTTCTATAATCTCCCAAAAATCGCTGTCAACATCAATCGTATCCAAGTCGGAACTTACAAGATAAGCAAGCGTATCGGCAATAATAGCCGGCAGTCCGCTGTGGATTTTACGAATATTTTTATACTGAGGGGCGCTTTCCCAAAATGATGTTTTACTGCCATACTCCTGAACCTGTTTAAAAAATTGTGACAGCTCGTTTGAATCACCTCTGTACCAAATCTTGGCTTTTGCAACTTCGGCTTGAAAAGTGCTGACTTCCATGAGAGTAAAAGATTGATCGCTTGCCGGAACAATATTCAGCCAGTTTTGCAGCATTGTTTTCACCTTCTCCCCGATATTAATTTTTCTCAAACGAAACACTTCCAATCATAGTTTTATACGGCAGCCAAGCATACTGACAGGCATTAATGCAATGGTCGTTGCCGTCCTCGGGTGCGTATTTATCCTCTTGCCAACTGTAAATATTCATCTCGGAAATATAGTTTTTACACGTGTTCAAAACAAGAAAATCACCCGAAGCAAGCCAAGCCGCCTGCAAATGAATTCTGTCAATAATCTGTGTTTTCTTAAAAGCCTTGATAAAATTATAAATGCAGCCGGAAAGGCGCTTGTATTTATTACACTCTGTAATAGTTGCGCTGTCGGCGCTGTCAATATAAACATCTCTTGCAAAGCCCCAAATGCGGCGGTTTTTCTCCAAAAATTCAACATATATTTTCGGGATATCGGACGGTGAAAGCGGTATTTTTAAATTGGCATTGTTATATACAAGCTCATCCAAAGCAACGCATTTTCTGTCCGCTGTTATACCGACAAATATAAATGCCATTGTGTCGGGAGTGCTTTCTGAATACGAAGTGTCAAGCCCTGCCGTAAAACGCTCGAATTTAAACGTTTTAGCCTGTTCAAGAGTGATAATATTTTTATTTTCGAGATTAAATACAAGTCCAGTCGCACGTCCTCTTAAACCTAAAATTTTATTTTTATAAAGCTTAGTTCCTTTAGGCGCAGACTGCTTTTTTCGATCGATGTCCTCAGCCGTAAGCGATAGATTATCCGCAAAAGAAAAGAACCAATACCGCCAATTTGGTACAGGTTCTTCGCAAAGCTCCGACATAATTTCATTCGGAACATCATTAGCATATTTCTTGTAAGGACGTGAACGGTTAACAAATTCTTTATAAACAGGCAAGCTCGGATCATCAGGGTTAAGCGTAGCCATAAGGTAGTTATTACGAGTGGAAATCTCACGCACAAAATCAATATCCGCTGTGTTGATCTCGTCAATATACACGCAGCCAAACTGCGATCCGAGGACATTCTGCCATTTGTTTTTATTGTCATAACCAAGAACATATATAATTTTGCCCTCAAATTTAATATGAGGTAATTTGTTGTCTTTATCGCCGTTGCCGTAATATTTTGCGTTAAGGTGCAGATCGAGAATTCCGTTGTCCTGCTGAATTATATTCTTTTCTGCAGTGCCGGTTGTCTTGCTTGCGATTATATGAAGCTTTTTAGGAGAAGCAGACACCATTCGCATGAATTTTATTCCTGCGCCAACCGTTGTTTTTCCTGAAGCTGTTGTACCCTCGAGAAAATCGGCGGTAACATTTTTCGTTGAATTTATGAAATCTATGTATTTGGGTGAAAGCGGAAATCTATTCGTCAAGTCCCTCACCGCCTACTTGATCAAGAACATCAGAAAGCTTTTCCGAACGTATTTCTCCATCAACTTCAACTCTTTCTTTGAACATACCAAACCTTTTACCGAGCAATTCGGCAGCTTTGAGCTTGTCTTTTTCAGAAGGTTTTTTATGGACCTTTTCAATTTTCTGAGAACCTTTGCCGACACTCTTTAATACTATTTCTTCGCTTTCGGATGTACCGCGCATTACGGAGGTAAGATACTCCATAATTTCCTGAGTATCAGCGGTACGTTCATTTTTAAGAGTTTCAAGTTTTTCCTCAATATACGCTTTGACTTCGCTTTTTTTCGTTAATTTCTGCCCTATTGTATAAGCGGTTTTTTCGGAATATCCTGCCCTTATTGCCGCCTGCGTAGCGTTCAAGTCAATGAGGTACTCCTCACAGAAACGCTTTTGTTTTTCGTTCAATTTCGGCATTACCTCACCTCTTTTTTTTAATACATGAAGATAGTTGTTTTTTGTCTTACTTTTATTACCCGACCGATAGTTATTTTAATGCGTCAGTTTTTGACAAACTTTTTCTTAGCATTGGTTAGACTGACAAAAGTACCTTTTCAAAATGGAGTTCGGTAAAATGAACAATAAATGACTTCAAAAGTAACCTCAAAGTCCTA